AGAATCCACCCATCGGTTCCTTGCTTCTCCCGCCGGTAGTAATCGACCATGTGCTGCTTCAGCCGCATCAAACCATCGTTGGTGCCCTTACCGGTCTGACTGGCGAAATTGTCCCGAATGAAGCTCTTCGTGATGGCTTCATACAGGATGTTGTCCACGACCGCATGGAGGACGACTTTGTCCACGAACGCGGGCGCTTGGACGAGCCGCTTCTTCGGCTCATAGACATAAAACACCTCAAACCTGCTCGGAACGTAGGTCTTGGTGCTCAGGATCGTTGACAGCTTCTCGGTACAGGCCAGAACATTCGCCTCGTACTGGGCGGTTCCCGGCTTTGACCGTTTCCGCTTTCTGGCCTCCAAGTAAGCTGCGTACAGCGTTTCAAAGCTGCACATCTCTTGATAGGTCATAAACTCGCTTCTTTGCTGTTGTTGCTTCCTCTGGTCTGGGTATAGGGCAAGCTCCAGACCAGCCATCACTCCTAACACCGGTCGTCTTGCCCCCGGCAGCCGCAGCATCCAAGTCGGGATGGCGAGCCTCGGTGTGATGTGTTTATCGTCCATCCATGCACAGACGGGCGACAGGATATGACTCCCTTTGATGATGGTGTACTGTGTTCGTCCCATCGGAGGGATTACTAATCTCACTTTCCATCAGAGCGGGGCGGATGCCGTTCGAGTTGGATGCGTTGTTGTTGTTGTAGTTGCCATTGGTGTTGACGTTCCACACGTTGTTGGTGTTGTTGGTGTTCGGGGAGCGGAGCCACCAGTTGGCGGCCGATGCGAGTCATACCCTAACTCAAGGCGGATGCCTCCGCCATGAACCCTGATTACTTCCGTGCGGACTGGGCTGCGGAGCAAGCGGACATCACCAGATTGTAGAGGCTCCTGTCCTCCTTTTCCTTCGCTTCCGAACGGAGCTTGTTGGCTCTGCCGCGGTCTCCCTTCAGCCACGCCATCGCCATATACTTGACGTCTGTGACTTTCTTGGTCCAGACGCCTGCCTTCTTCACGCTGATGATGCCTTCGTCCATACAGATCGTGATATACTCCAGCAGCAGTGAGCAGCCGTCCACCACTTCCTCGATCTTGTGGATTCTATCCTCATACGCCACCACGAAGTTCGTGTTGTTGGCGCGATGGATGTCCGTCAGGATCTTTTTCGCGGTTTCGCGCATATCCTCTCCATACATTCGGAAGGTACTCTTTGTGAAGCCCTCCTTGTCCTTGGTGTCAAGGACGTGTACGACCTCTTGGCAGACCATCTTGACATCGCAGATGTCGTCGAGCTCGGCAACCCGTGTGATAATTGCTCGAACGTCGGCCTTGCTGATGTCGCCGGAGACAACTCTCGTCGCCTGCTTGGTGTACTTCAGAAGCTCCCTTGCTCTGTTGCCAAGCAGAAACTCCTTATCGGCCATGTCTGCACTTCCTTTCCAGGCATTGCCCGTTTAATACGGCGGCCAGATCTTCAGGCTCGCCGATGAAAATGCAGCAGTCGCTCTTGACGGTCAGCGTCCCATAATTTTGAGCGTGGGTCATACCGCAGATGACAAGATCGGTGCTGCGTCTGAGGTCGCACGGAGGCGTGATCGCTGAGAACAGGTTCCCGATGATGCAGGAAATTTCATCAGCGGGGCGCGAGAAAATGATTTCCTCTGCCATCAGAACTCGATCCTGCCCAGCGATGCGTTCCATACGCCGGTCACGTTGACCGCACTCAGGTCGGTGAAGCCGACGCTGAACGGATTTTTCGTGATCTCCGTGCCGTACTTCAGCTCGATTGCCTTTACGGCTGCATCAACAGCCGCGATGGAAGCGCGGATGTCGCCGTGAGCGGAAGCATTTTCGTTGTGCGCCGCCACATCCTGATCGACGAGATCGTCGGTCTGTTTCCTCGTGTAAGCATCAACGTCGGGGCGCTGAGATGCGGTCAGTTTGCCGTTCGCGTCCAGCGTTGCGAGCCCACTCGGCGTACCGACCTGTTCGGTGGTCAGATACTTGCTGTCATCGGTCTGAGCCTGACCGACATTTACGGTTCCATAAGCCATATCGTCCGGTTACTCCTTTCCCTGATTCAGCCAGTATTCCGCGGAAATAGCGGCGGCCGGAGCGGTCTTCGCCCATACGCGGATCTTCCCCGCCAACGTCTGGTTGGTCGGAGACATCCCGCAGGCGATAGCCGCTGCCTGACTGTTCGGCGCAATGGCAATGTCAACACGGTCTTTCGCCGTGATTCCCGCCACAACGATGTCGCAATAACTCGGATAATCTTCCGAGTTCTCGTCGATTCCCCAGCCGGTAGTCGGAATCGTGATTGCCTTCGTGTGCTGCTTGTCGGCCTTCACGTCCTCCATTTCCTGCATCGCCTCCGTCACGGTCTGCGCCAGATTGGCTACCAGACCGTTCGTAAAGCTCTTCGCCGCTTCCGCACAGGCTTTCAGATGGTTCAGGTATGTCAATTTACCCATGCGTTACTACCTCCAAGATGGATAATCACGGGGCGAGGGTTTTGCCCTCGCCCCTTTTCAGTCTACGCTGTGATTACGCTCAGACGGTGGCGGCAAAGACCTCGTTCAGCATCTCGGTCACCTCAGTGTCGGTGGCGATAGCGCCATGCACGACATCAGAGGGTTCGGTGTAGACCTTGGTGTCAACGCCGTTGATCTTGACGTTGCCGTTGGTCTCGGACGCCTCGACCTTGGTGGCACCCTCAGCCACGCCGCCGAGCTTGGTGCCCTCGGCGTCGGTCATCAGACGCTTGCCAGCCTCAGCGGCAACGAAGTCAGCCGCCTTCTTGCCGGAGTCCTTGAGGTTGCCGTCAGCGTCCAGAGCAGCGAAGTTGCCGTTGGTGGCCTTGGCGACCTTGTCGGCCTTCTTACCCAGACCGGTGTTGACATCGCTCGTCTTGGCGTAATCGGCCAGAGCGGTGTTGATGGCAGCAGTGACCTCGGTGGTCTTGGCGTAGTCGCCGATGCTCAGAGCGGCAATCGCCTCGGCGATGTAACCGACGACATCGGTAGCAGTCGCACCTTCGGGCAGAGTGCCGACATACTTCTTCAGGTTGGCGATGGCGGTCTTATTCTCAGAGATGCCCTTTGCCATCTTGGTCGCCTCGGAGCCGTGGGTGGCAGCCCAGTCGATCAACTCCTTGTAAGAGTTGACGACACCGTCATCGCTGACCTTGGTGGAGAAGTCATTGAAGGCGTCGTCGATCATCTTCTTGATGGAGCCTTCGCCCTCACCGGTCAGAGTGTCGAGGTCGGCCTGCTTCGCCTTGGCGTCGATGGCATCCTTCAGAGCCTTCGCCAGCTCAGTCTCGGAAACCTCGGACTTGTAAGCCAGAGCAGCCAGACCGTGAACGGGGACATCAACACCGTTGGCGGCGATGGTGCCGTTGGTCTTGCCCTCAGCGATCAGGATGTCGGCAATCTTCTCAGTCAGATCCAGCAGGGTGCCGTTGACCTTGATGCCGGTCAGGACGTTGGGCTCGCCGCCAGCAGCGACGAGGTTATC